TGTCTGTCACCACATAGATGTTGGTGGAATAAGACAACTTACGTTTCTGCCTTCGGGCAGTTTCCTTGTCTGCTTCGGAACCTGAGTTCCAAAGTCTACGATTCACTTCACCTACTGGATCATTCTTGTTGATAGTGGTGAGAGAATTCTCAATGTACCAGCCACCTGGCCCTTGAAAAGAATGAGAAAACATTCTCTGCCAAGGAATATCCTCACCCTTCGGTGCAGGAAGAAATCTGATTACGGCATAGCCGTTTCCAGACTTATCCAATTCTGGTTTCCAGAATCGATCATCATCAAATGATTTGGTTTCGGGGGTTGTTTGTTTGTTGTACTCATCAATGAGTGATGAGAGGTTAGATTGCTTTTTCAAAGCTTCAATAGACATAGTATTCTCCTATATTATTTGTTTATATTATTGTATTAACGTATTACAATTATTTAGTCACGAAATCCTTCACCATTTACGAAATGATGCAATCTATGACAAAAAATGATCCACCACATATGAATCAAAGAATCCGTAGCATAACTACCTACACCACGAATTAACAACTTATAAGTGCATTTAGTGCAATATATAAGTTCAGGTTTTAAATTTCCTTTCCAAGAAAGTTCAGCTACCTGAGGCTGATTTAAATTTGTTTCTTCTTGCATAACTATTCTGCTGTTTGCGTTGTAAGAGAGCATTATCATATTCAAGTCTGCGAATATATTTTTGTTGATCTCTCATTTTATATTTCAGGAAATCGTTTTCACGAATCAAATCTTCTGGATTACGTTTTCGACCCTGTTTTTTAGTATTACCTTGCATTTTTCTTTATCAAATTTAATGAAAGGTTGACATTTATGAAGGGTACTCTGAAGTTTTGGCCAAACCCATTCTTCATCCACTTCATGGTTAATATGTTCTATCCAGTTAAGATAGTGGTCTAAAATAATAGCTGATACTATAGATATTTTCTTCTGTAGTAACAACTTAACGATTGGTGGATGTGTTTTAGATTCACACTTAAATAGACCACCAAAAGGTTTGTGAAAATCAAGACATTTTTTTAAGTCTTGATCAAAAACTCTTGTAACAGATTGTTGTACTTTTATCCATTCATTATAATTTTCTTTGGCTGCATCTCCTGTCAACCACTTTGGATTTATTTTATCCTCTACTGCAAAATTACCTACTAAGAAATCTTGAAGTTCTGACCTGTTATATCGTTTTGATAATTTGTGAAAAAAGTATCGGTCATTTCGTTTCAAAAAGGAACTATGTGAACAATTTACTTCACCATTATATTTTTCAAAATCATATTTTGGGGATGAAAAGTGTAACCGTATACCCAAATACATTTTATATGCATCAAAGGCTTCCACATCATACTGGTAATGAATTTGTTTTTGGTAAAAAGTGGAGTGCTTCTGCTTCCACTTGAATTTTTTGTTTCAATGATTTATTAACCAACCGTCCTAACGAATTTGGTTCTATTTGTTTCTCTTTACAGTATTCTAAACAAGCATCAATATATGTTATCTTTTTAGTTTCTACCATTCCTTCAATAAGGATACCAAATTTTGTAGGAGTTATTATGTCAAATTCCATTTTTTTTATTATTATATCTATTATACTACAAAAAATCTCAAATGTCAAGTCTTTTATTCGCTTGATAACAATTAAAATCTTCTATTGAGGTTTTAAGTAGTGAGGTGTAATCTTCAACTGATTTTGTAAATATTTGTGGAATACCATTATCGGGTACAATAAATATTACCAGTTGACTACAGGGGATTCCAGTACGTTCTGTGAACATCTTTGCATAGGCCGTACCTTGAATGAAATAGTTTTCGCACCATTCTTCTTTCTTATCAGTATTGGAAGTTTTGTAATCTATAACAGATACTACTCCATCATATTCAGCAATCATATCTACTGCACCAGCTACCTTGTATTCATCTGAGTACAGATAGTCCTCAATACAGTAGATATTGTTTATTTTTGTTTCTAATACTTGTACTGCTTCTAAAAACAGATACCATACGGCAGGATTTTTAGCAAGAGCAGTACCACTAAAGGTGTCGTAATCATCTATCTCGTTTAAAAAATATTGTTCTAATAGACTATGAAAATATGTACCTCTAGTGGTTGCTTTTTTCGTTATTCTATTAGCTTCTTCATTACCTACACGTTTTCTCCATGCATATATACCTTCTTTTTTTCGTATTGATAATACGGTTGTAATAGAAGGATATGAGCCATTAGGTGTTTCGTAATGTCTTTTACCACCAATATTTGTTCTCACCAATTCAGGTAACTCTGGTAGGAGCTTCCTGTCATAATTTTTTAATATCATTATTTACTCACAAAACCATTTCTATATACTACACCACTTTTAGTTTTAAGTGCAGTCAAGATTTTCTTACGATTGCCCATCAAATTGTAACTACAATGTACCCAACCACTATTCGGGTCAACTCCATCGTAGAACTCTAAGATGATTTGGTCAAAATCTAAATTCTTAGTAATCCATAACGCAAGGTCAGGATTTGGTGTCGAAAAAGATTCAAAATCTGCGGCTTGTCCATTACAATGTTGACTTGTTTTAGACCCGCCTACTTTTGCATTAAGTGCAGGACTTCTATAGCCAGAATTAATTGTAATGACTCCAAACTGATCTCTAACAGGTTGCAAAATATGTATTGCAAGATGTGTCAAATTTACAAGATGTATTGAACTAGGTGAGTTATCCACACCTAGTCTTACTGCCGTAGCACTCTTTACCATCTCTGATAAAGAAAAGTTCTTTGATATTCTTATTGGTTCAGATGCCATGTATTTCACCATTATCTTGTACAACATCCACTTTACTTGTATTTGGATCAAACGTAACCTTGAAATGCATTTCAATAGGTTTTAGTTGTCCATCCTTTAAGGATATGGGCAACTTTCCTTCCACCGCTCCTTGAAGTGCATCTTTAACATTTTCAAATATATGTTCGGGGTCTGCTTGAATTAGTCCATCTAATTCTTCTTTTGCATCATCTGGAAGAATGTCATCTATCATTTTTTCCACGTGCTCTTTTGCTAAACTCTGAGCCTTGTCCATGACAAGACTAGAAATTACATTAAATAGTAGTACAGGTAACATTATTTTCTATCTCCTAATCCAGTATTATATTTTTGGATGATATAGGAACGGACTAAACCGCTTCTGACTATATCACCTATATCAAACTCACATGAATAGAATTCTTTCATTTCGTTGATAATTTTTAAGAACTGACTTAACCCAGCCTTTTCTTTATCTTCTCTGAGGTCAGTTTGATCAAAATCTCCTGAGAACATGATTTTGGAATCTTGACCAACTCTGGTCATGATTGTGTCCAACTCATGGAAGTTTAGATTTTGACATTCATCGACTAGAATAATGGCATTGTCTAACGTAATCCCTCGTAAAAATGATGTAGAAAGAAATGCTACATTATCTTGTCGTTTTAATTCTTCATACAATATGTTAAACTGATCCTCAGCCGGTAGTTTGAACATAAACCGTAACATATTGTCATATGGTACTTGGTACAAAGAACTTTTATCTTGTTCATCACTAGGATAAAATCTAAGTTCCCTAGTAGGCATTAAAGACCTTACTATGTAGATACAGTTATAATTTATTTTGGGGTCAAGAACTTCCTTGATAGCATTGTACAGAATAACAAAAGTCTTTCCTGTGCCCGCAGGCCCATAAAGAAAAAGATTCTTACCACTTTTGTATTGTTTAAAAACCTCAAGTTGGTTTTTAGTAACCCCCCTTTCATCTCAACTAACTGATCTTGACTTATTAATTGTTTTTTCATAATTATGTCCAATCTCCTAATTGACTGCCCGGATTTGTTCTATGAATTTCTTTCATACGGTCTTTAAAACCGTCATCGGTATGTCTCCTTGCACTATCTCTCATAGTATACATCATAGATGGCAATTGCGGCACTATATGTATATCGCAAGGTTTGCAATTTTCATCAGAACATGAACCATATCTCCATGCATTTTCCACAGGGATATTTCTATCTGCTATCTTGTGTTCTTCCTCAAATTCAAAATCACAATCTCTACATTTATATTGATATGTCGGCATTATATTTTAATTTTATCACTTATTACTATCTATAAAAAATATGTTGGCCTATTCTTCCAACTTTTGGAAATGAATGTGACCATCGTGGCACAATCTCATGAGTATGATAATATCTTGCACCTTCTGTATAATCCAAACCTTGTGATTTCATACTTCCATAAGAAATTATTGCAAGATTTGCTATCTTTTGTGTATCTTTCCAAGCTCTGACATTTTTTGTCGCATCTGATATACCATCACAATACCAACTAAATTGGCATCTATTTAGTTTTGGAAATCCACGTTTGTTATGGATTCCTTGATATACTACTTCACATACCGTATTAGGGAAAGTATCATCATATACTCTATTTAAGGTTACTAGAGCTACTGCAAATTGTCCTGCAAATGGTTCGTTTCGTGCTTCAAAATATATATTCTTTGCAAGGCATTCTACTTGTTTTGCTCTGTTTTCTAATACTATATTTAATGAAGTATAATTTGGTACTGATTGGGAGCCAAAGTTGTCCCACACCAATTTATCTTCATAATAAGTACCTGCACTTCCTAAAGGAAAGCTAAAGGAAAACATTAAAGCAAAACATATGAATAATTTTTTCATATTACCTTCTTTAATATGATCTTCAACCTTTATTAGATATAAGTAGTCCATCAAGAAATAAACCGCAGATCGTTAAACGGTCTTATTTGTGTTAATAATATTGGGGGATTTTAAAAGTGAAGAGGGATTAGGTTATCCTCTACATACTTTCCCTTTCGGTTTTGCATTATAATAGACTCCCTATTAAAGATTGTACTATTATTTAGACAACCTAAAATCCTCATTCCACCCAAAAGCCTCTGTAACGACTGCTGTGGATAATCCCTTATATACTTGATGAATTCTTTTATCTTTTACTGCACACAAAAGTTCAGCTTCATCTTTGTGTAATCCTTCTAACAGTCTGATAAACATACGTTCTCTAACTGTACTCTGAAGGTTTGGATCTGCACCCTTAATATAATGATAAAGTTTATTTCCTTCAGTTCTGAGTAACATATGTTCAGTACCTTCTGGTGCTTCATTTTCAATATATGGGGGAGTACCATTTGGCAATTCTGATTCAATTTTGGGGTCAAATGACCATTTACAGATTTGTCGTAAAGCAGAGCAATCTTCATCTCGTAAAATCTTGATTTTTTGTGCTTTTGTTTTTGCACCATGTACTTTAGTCAAAATTTCACTAAGAAGTAATTCTCTAACTTTAAT